ACCACACACCTGCCAGGAAGTCAGGCGGGCTTTGATGCCCATGCTGCCCGACGTAATGTCATTAAAAATAAAACCCATAGGTCAAAACCCTCCTTTATGCCGTAGTGAAGTGTCCCTGTGCACGGGAGCCACTCTGAATCAAATTGTAAAGTTCCTGGGAAATCTTGCGGATATCCTCTTCGCTTCTGACAATCATCTGCTGAATGGTAATAAGCGCACCGCCGCCGAATCCTGCACCGGATACCGTGTCATTACGGTTGACCGTACCATTCACACTAAAGTCCGTAGGAAGTGCCGTGGTCATATCATCTGCAAGGCTGTGCATCACATCGTTGATGTCCTTGCTCATGCCTTCTGCAGCAGCAACCGCATCTTTACCATTGGTATTGATGGAGCCTGCCAGACCTTCCACAAGCATTTCACCAATCCATGCCATCTCATCCGAAGGCGAGTGAATACCGAAGAAGTCGCAGATGCCGTCCCAGATGGAAGAAATCCAACCGGATACCTTATCCCAAAGCCATCCGGCAAGGGACTGGATACCCTGCCACAGACCCTTTACAAGGTTTGCACCGACGCTTGCAAGCTGAGATACACCTTTTCCGAATGCCGATACCAAGCCGGACAGAATCTGCGGTACGGCTTTCACGATTTCCACGATGATGGTCGGCAGGTTCTTTATTAAGGAAATAAAGAGCGTCACACCTGCCTGTACGATTTGCGGAATGCTGTTAATCAGAGCATTGACCACAGAACCGATGATTTCCGGAATGGCTGCCACAATGGTTGTGATGATTTCCGGCAGTGCCTGGATAAGTGCAACAAGCAGGTCGATACCCGCCTGTATAATCTGTGGGATTGACCCAAGCACCGCTGTGATGATACCCTCAATAATCTGCGGGATTGCCTCCACGATTGCCACGATGATTTCCGGCAACGCAGATACTAAAGAAGTCAAAAGCTGAATGCCTGCATCAATAATCTGCGGAATCGCACCGATGACAAATTCCACGATGGCAAGAATAATGGAAGGCAGTGCCTCAATCAGCACCGGAATCGCATCAAGCAGACCCTGTGCCAATCCCATAATCAACTGCAACGCTGCATCCAAAATCATCGGCAGGCTGTCAATCAGACTCTGCACGATGGTAATGACTGCTTGCACTGCTGTTGGAATCAGCGTAGGAAGTGCCTCGCCGATGCCCTGCACCAAAGACATCACAATCTGAATGGCCGCATCAATCAGCAACGGCAGATTTTCAATCAGTGTGTTTACGATGGTCATCAGTGCATCGATTACCACGGGGATAAGTTTCGGCAGCATGGTAAGTATGGTGTTCAGCACCTGCGAAAACAGGTCAACCACGGTATCCAAAAGTGTCGGAAGAAGTTCTCCCACTGTTGCGAGCAGGGCGTTCAGAGCCGTTGGCAGTGCCGCTATAATGTTTTCGATTACAGGCGTGATGTTGGTCAGCACATCCTGGAACGCATCCACCACATTGTTGCAGAGCATTTCAATGTCTGCATCTGCATTACCGAAACCTACGATAAGGTTATCGATGGCAGCCTTCATGGAGTTCAAAGAACCCTCAATGGTGTGTTCCGCCTCTGCTGCCGTTGCACCCGCCACACCCATGCTCTCTTGAATCACATGGATGGCAGAAACCACATCTGCATAAGAACTGATGTCATACTCAATGCCGGAAATCGCCTGTGCATCGGCAAGCAGACGCTCCATTTCGGTCTTGGTGCCGCCGTAGCCGAGTTTCAAGTTGTCCAGCATCGTATAGTTCTGCTTGGCAAATCCCTGGTATGCGTTCTGGATGAGTCCGATATCCGTACCCATCTTATTGGCATTATCCGCCATATCGGTAATGGCCATATCCGCATACTTTACTGCCGCCTCGGTATCTCCTCCAAGGGAAGAAATAAGGGAGGCAGAAAAAGATGTGACCGTGGACATATAGTCGTTTGCCGACATACCCGCCGTCTTATAGGCGTTGTTTGCATATTCCTGCAACGCAGCAGAGGAATCCTTAAACAGCGTATCGACACCGCCGACCAACTGCTCATATTCTGCGTAGGATTCCACCACTGCTTTTCCAAGGGAAACTGCGGCGGCAGCGGCAGCCGTGACCACCGCTCCCATTGCCACACCAACACCTTTTAGAACAGAACCGAGGCTTTCAAATTTACCCTTGTTCTTTTCAGCGGAATCTCCTGCATCGTCCAGTTCCTCACTCATATCGTCGGCACTGTCAACAACATCATCCATTTCACGCTCGGCATCATCAAGTGCAGCATTGTTGCGGTCAAGTTCACGCTCCATATCGTTGAGCGCCGCCGTAGCATTGTTAAGCTGAATCTGCCACTGCTGAGTCCTTCGGTCGTTTTCTCCGAAAGACTCAGAGGCATTGGCAAGGGCAGAACGAAGGGTTTCGATTTTCTGCTTCTGTGCCTCGATTTCCTTATTCAGCACCTGGTTTCTTGCCGTGAGTGCTTCCACGGAACTGTCGTTTTTATCGAATTGTGACTGCACCACTTTCATTTCCGAGCCAAGAACCTTGAAGGACTGATTGATTTCGGACAATGCCTTCTTGAATTCTTTTTCGCCCTCAAGACCGATTTTTAAGCCAAAATCATCTGCCACTTAAACCACCTCCTTCATCAGATTCCGGCAGGAATAATGTCATCAATGAAATATTCCCTTACAGGCTTCGCAAGCCCGTTATACTGTTTGTGGCACTCCCACAAATCCAGGAGCAAACCAAACGGCATCAGCCACACCTCATCCTGCGTCAGATTTAGGTGGGCGATGCCGTAATATAAAAGTCGAGTAAATAACTCTTCGTCACTTACTCGACCGCCACGTTTTTTGAGTCAGCCTCACTGACCACATTTCGCTTGGTGCCCTTATACAAAGCCTCGGTAATGGCAGACTTGTAATCAGCCAGATCCAAAGGTGTGGTCAGAAGTTCCACCATCTCCTCTGTAAGGACATCCTTTTTGTTTTCCTTGTTCTTCAGATTGTGGACAAGGATGGACTGATTGGCAAGCAAGGTAATCAGCCATACGATTTCACCAATAGCCATCTCGAAGTTTTCGGATTTCATCAGCTTATCGCCAAGGTTCTCAAGACCGCCGTAGCGTCCTGCGATTTCCTTTGTTGCCTTGGTAGTAAGGAGCAAAGTATACTCGTCACCACCAATATTGATAATTGCCGTGCGTTCTTTATCCATGTGTCAAACCCTCCTTATTCAGCCTGTTCCGTAGTATAGGAAGGTTCATATACTTCCTGATACCAGTTGGTGATAATATCTGCTGCAACAGCAGAATCGCCCTCAGTCACTTCTGCCTTCCAAGGATGCTTATTCTGACCGTCCACTTTGTTACGGCGTAAGATAGTACCCTCGATGGTCGGAGTAGAGAAAGTAATGCTGTCACCCTTGGTAGCAAGATTTGTGGCAGGGATACCGAATTTCACACGGTAGAGCCAGTAATACTTGTACTTGCCGTTGGATTTCTTCGCACGGAAACCTACGGCAACAGGGTCACCGCCATCTTCACTTGTGGACACCACAACGCCATTGGCATCGATGGTTGCTCCGGTAAGGTCGGATGCCACGGCAGCACCGATATCATCCACGCCAAGGGAAAGTGTACCGTTTTTGAATTCCTTTACAATTTCCGATGCACCGTCATCGGCATAAAGGGTTGCCTCCGCAAGCTCCACGGAGAGGTCGGCGGTCATCGCCTTTGCCAACTGTACCGGAGAATCATAGGTTTCATTGCTGTTTTCATCTTCGGTGATTTTGGCATAATACAGTTTGTCAAGACCAATAGTAGCCATTGATTATTCCTCCATTTCATAATGTTTTGCCACATCCACGTTGTAATGGAAGTAGCCTGTTTCTGTTTCATAACCGATGTATCTTCGGTCAGTTATGGTAAAATCCGCACCAAGCAAGGCACGGATGATTGTATTTTTCTCTTTGGTATAACTGCCTTTGGCATACAGGGAAATTCGTGCCTCCTGGACATCACATCTGGGAGTGTTGTCTGCATGAAGTTCAAAGCTGTCTGCCATAGGCACTACCACGATATATTTATCCGGCGCCTCGTCATGGAACACTCCTGTTTCCAAAGGAATGCCCAAAGGCTCCAGAGCCGTATTGATATCTGAAAGTACACTCACAGCTTTCTGACCTCCTCTTCAAATTTATCCTGCATGGCACTGATACAGGCAGCACGGGATGCCGTTTTTGCAGGTTTCATAAAAGGTTTGGCAGGCTGACCGTGTTTGCCGTATTCGATGATGTTGGCCAGTTTCGCATTGCTGACACCATCCCTGCGGGGTTCTGCAAAGCCAACCTTGATGTTGTGGTTGCCGTTTTTGTCCATCTTCACAGAGGACAGACCAAGCGCCGACTCTAATTCTCCTGTGGATCGGGATTCGTACTTTGTACCATTACCCACCACAGAGGACAGGTTGCTCTGTGCCTTGGCAAGAACTATCTCGCCTCCGGCTTCCAGTACCTTTTCGGCAACGGGGTCAAAATCAGAACCGAGCCTTGAGATACGCTGCAAAAACTCTTCCGGCATTTTGATATCCACTTTAGCCACTTGTTGCCACCACCTTTTTCGCAAGCACCTCCGTATACATTCCACGCCCTTTTACATCCTCCACGGATGTGATTTCAAACCTGCCATCCTCACACACCAAAATGTGGTCGGTTGTTACGGTAAGACCGGGAATGCAGCGAAAGCGGAACAGGTCAGTCGCCTCGGAGAATGCAGCGAGGTTTGCCCATCTTTCACTTCCGTGGCGTCCTTCTCTGTACACACGGACAGAGGCGAGGATTTCATCCGCCGTTGTGGAGAAACCCTCGCTGTCCTTGATGCGTTTTGTAATGACGATATCAGCAAAGCCGTTCATTTTTCCGAAACTCATGTCACACCTTCCAATCTCGGTCGAGCCTTAACAGAAGGTTGACCGTGTTCCATACCTGCTGACCTGCCTGCACATTGTCGGCAAAGAATCCGCCCGTAGAGCCGTCCCTTGACTCATAGAAATGTGATGCCAACATAATCACGGCTTGTTCCGTGGTTGCGGGCATCGCATTTTCCGTATAATATCCTGCCTCGATGTGCTGATAGCTTTCCGCATAGGAAACGGCGGCAGTGATGAACCTTTCAATCAGTCCATCATCCACCGAATGCTCCAGTATCAGATTCTCCTTAACTTTCGTAAGAAGTTCGCTCATCACTGCCACCTCCCATCTTAGACAGTAGCCATAGTGAGCAGTTTTACTGCTTCAGCAAGTACCAGCTTACCGTCCACACGCTCCTTGGCAACAAAACCGACCATACCGTTTCCGGCGAAGAGTTCCTTGAGTTCCGCAAAAGAACGGGTACCACGGTCACCGATGTTGTAGTAGCTGTAGTCACCGAAAGCAATGGCAGGCATTCCCGCAGTGATTACAGGGAAATAAGGAGAAGTGTATACCTCATAACCCAAGAGTCTGCCAGGCTCTCCCGCCTGGACG